TATTTCTCCCATGGTGGGGTATGATCCTCCGTAGTGTTGATATAGTGGCGTTCTATGACCACGCCCCTTTGCTTCAGGGTGGCCTCCATTTTGGCCCAGATACCACGCATGCCCTTGCTCATTGGCCTGTGCTTGGGGTGTTGCAGGGCCAGGTTCTTTTCCAGGTAGATAACTTTATCTGCTGGTTTGCCTGTGGGGTGGGTTTCTAGCCATTTTCTCAGCGCATAGGGTAGCAGTACGCCTGCCATTACACATGGGTCTTCTTGATTGAACCACCCTTGTGCCTTGTACAGGCGTTCTAGCCATGTGCCCGGTAGCTCATCTGTGTGCTTGATGGGTAGGTTTAGGCTTCTGGCTAAAGTGCTCTTGCCGGTTTTGACATCGCCCGTGATTAAAATTCTCACGGATGGTTCCAGCTCCAGGGCGTGGCCGCTTGGCTCGCGAAGCTATGCATCAGGGGTACAGGGGCATGGCATGTGGCTCCACGTATTCTTTGCGCTCCCCTGAGGGCCAGAAGTATTTCTTGTGAAACCTTAGCTGCGGAATAGCCAATATGCCCGTAATGTGCAGTGTGAATGGCCCATTGTGCACTACTATGCAGGCGATTGCCTCGCCTTTCAGCGGGTAGCTGGTTGTGAGCTTGCGGTATTGCGTCATTACCATGCACTCGGCAGGCTCCGCCAGCAGCCCAGCAGGCTCCGCCAGCAGCCCATCCACATACGCGTGGGTGAGCGCTAGCGTCACCGTGTCAGCATCAAAGAACGCCTTTATTTGCGGATTCATGACCAGGGATTCAGTCAGCATTGCGGGTTCGCCAATCAGGAATTTCACTTGCATTTTCATTCACCCTACTGTAATGGAACCGGCCGTGTGGATTGTGGCGGTCACCAAACCAAACTCAGAGGCTTTGGCTGAGCATCACTTAGCACGCCAGGGCTTCACTAGCTACTGCCCGCGTTTTGAAGAAAAACGCGCCAACAAACCCCCCAGAATACGTCCCTTGTTCCCAAGATATATCTTCGTGATTATAGAACATGCCTGGTACTGCCTGCGCAGCACCCGGGGTATAACCTCTGTGCTGTTGGGGGAGGATGGCCCTGCCGCTTGCCCTGAAAGCATTGTCAGTGATCTGCGCAAGCGCCATGATCACCGGGGGCTGGTGACGTTGAACCGTCCACCAAAGTTCGCCGTTGGTTCCACTGTGAAAGCGTTGCATGGCCCGCTTGTGGGCCATGCGCTTATCTACCAGGGCTTGGCCCCGCACGACCGTGTACACGTACTGATGGAAATGCTGGGGCGTAAGTGCACGGTAGAGCTGCCAGAATGTGAACTGGTGGCAGCGTAGGCGTATAACCCAACAACGCCGTAGCGGTTATTCTGACCGCCACGGCGGTAGCCTGTGCTTGTAAAGGGACCTTCAGTATGAATAACCCAGTAGTTGTAGAGGCTTCGGTGTATACCGGTGTGTGCAAGTGGTATAATGAAGATAAAGGGTATGGCTTTCTCAAGATTGAGAACAACCCTAGCGACGTGTTTGTGCATGCTAAACAGCTGCGCAAGTCAGGCATTGAAGAGGGCCTGAATGATGGGGATCGCCTGTCATTCAAGCTCATGATCGGCCTCAAGGGCCAATACGCCATCAACCTGAGGCGGGTGACAGATGCATGCCAAAGCTGAATCTGATCTTCTGCATGAAAGCCACATAGCCCGTGAGCGGGCCATCAATGGCAGTAAGGGATTGCTCTTGCTGCTGAAAATGCATCACCCAGAGCGCAACCCTGATAAACGCAATGATCTTCAAGCGTGAGCGTTCGTTAAGTGTGTTTTGAGCTTCTTACGTAGGACCAGGCACAGGGCTTATAGGCTTATAGGCAATATAGGCTATTCACATTCGTCCTTGTCTGGGGGTTGGCTTTCATGCTGGGGGTCATGATCTGGGCTGGGGTTTGGGAGTATATGGAAACATGGCTGACCCGGGGTTAGGTGAAGTAGTCACAACCACGCAGCGCAACAGGAGCGCTAGAAAAATGCCGTCATCCACCCCAAAACAGCGTAGAGTTATGAGTGCCATTGCCCATGGGTGGAAGCCCAAGGGCAGCGCCAAAGGCATCCCCGTGAAGGTTGCCAAGGAATTTCACCATGCGGATGCCGGTAAAAAGTATGGGCAGAAGCACGGTATCAAGCACAAGGACAGTGAGCAACACGCCATGGCGCGGGTGGGCACTGGTGAGACAGCGCATTCAGGCGTCAACCTGCGCAAACCGGGTAGGAACGTCAATCACTCAATGGGTGAGTCATTCATGAAGCGCCCACACCAGATTGGTATGGGGCCGGGGGCAGCTGAGCCGATGCAGTCAGAGAGCTATGGGCATACCGCCCTGAAAGGCTACTACGTGGGCGTCGGCCGTGGCGGCGGGGCATGGCCCAGCCATGAATGGCCGAGCGGTTTGCCACAATCTCATACCGCAGGCCATGCCAATACCGCACCGAACGCCCACGGCTATGGTCACGGTGAAGGCCAACGTAAGGGGGCGCTGCGGTTATCTGGCTATAAGGGCGCTCACCAGATTGGGCGCGGCAAGCGGAGGTAGGGCCATGCAGAAAGCCATCAGCGACTCCCTGTTTGGTCTGTTCTTTGGGATGGGTTTTGCCGTTGCCAATGCCATGCTGGCCTTTATCGTTCAAATCCTAAGCCATGGAATTCATTGATATGGCAGGCAAATGGATCAAGGGTGCCATTAAGCATCCTGGTGCACTGCACCGCAAGCTGCATGTGCCGGAAGGGCAGAAAATACCAGCCAAGAAAATGGCGGCGGCGGCCCACAGTGAGAACCCTACTACGCGTCGTCAGGTAGCCCTTGCACATACCTTGAAGGGCTTCCATAAGGGTAAGCGTCACGCTGATTACGATTAACCACAGGAGACACAAACATGGGTAAAAACTATGCATATACCAGAAGTGGATCTGGTGCTGAAACGATCAAGCATACTCACCTGGCGGAGAAAGCTTCAGTTGGACACCATGCGCAGCATCATGGCCCCGCTATTATCCCCAGTGGCCAGCATGGCTATGAAACGCATGCCAATAAGGTCCGCGCCAGCGGCCAGATTGGTGGCAAGGCCCACAACCTGAGCCATCGTGGCAAGCACAGTTCTGACCCGCTCAGCTTCACCGCTGGTAGGGGTAAGAGCACGATCAAGTAACGTGTCGGCAGGTCATGGTTACCCACAGCTGCTGGAACCAGCACCGCTGAATACGCAGGTGTTGGACCGGCTACTGCGCAACCATGACATCTGGCTGCGTGTGCATACCTTTTGTAATCTCAATGATAAAGAGTATGATCTGCCCTACCTGGCGGGGTACTCAATTGACGGGCGCACCATCTACTTTGACCGTCATCTGCCACCAATGCTCAAGTACAGTGAGGATGGTCACCAGCGTGAGTTTGACCCCCGGCCCTACATCTGCCGTCATGAGCAGATGGAGAAGGCATGCATCGACATCATGGGCTGGGGCTACCCCCGCAGCCATGCTGCTGCCAATGCTTGGGAGCGCCGTGGGGTGCTGGGAGCGGGCATGATGTGGTTGCCCTACAACCGCTCGCTGCTTCCCAGCGTCAAGGCTGACATGTATGAAAAGCTTAAGGCAGTGCCACGCGACCTTGACCTCACCCCCTATAAGGGGGACCCTAAGCTGTTGGCGCACCTGCGGAAGTGCATGCAATGAAGATCAAGCTTGAGGGCAGACGCCTAGTGGACGCGCGTCCTCATGGCAACTATGTGTCAACAGACGCGAGGAAGCTGGGGCTGCGCAAGGCGTGGACAATGAATTCGCGCAAACATGCGGGAGAAAAGATCGTGAGCGGATATTCACAACGCAAGAAGCGGTGGCTTACCGAAGCCAAGCGCCATGGTGAAATTCAGAAGCGCGCCCAGGAGTATGCCTGGGTATTGGGCATCGAAAAACTGGCTGAGCTAATCACTGACCTATCGACGCCGCCTGCGGTAAAGCTGAATGCCATCACCGTGCTGTTGGATCGTGCCTTTGGCAAACCCGCACAGGTCAATGCTCATGTTGAGCTACGCCCCACGGACAATGCGGAGCTGACTGCCGATGAACTCGACAAGCGAATTGAACACACTATTAGAGAAATTGAGCGAGTTAAGAAACAAACGCAAGGCGCTGAGGCCAAACCAGCTGAGGAAGGCAAGAAGCTGCTTGCTGACCTACGCAAGCTTAATTGAAATACCCGGGGCACCCAGGCAAGAGTCCGTTGTTGAGGAGGGGAAAGATCTCATTGAAATAGTGCGCTCAGGCTTTGCCAAGCACCACTTGCTCTGGCTGGATCGCCTGCAGAAGGTTGAGAACGGTGAGATCAGGCGCCTGATGGGGCTGATGCCCCCGGGCAGCGCCAAGTCAACCTACACCTCAGTGGTCTTCCCCACCCATTACTTGGGGCGCTTCCGCAACCACACCGTCATCGTGGCCAGTTACGGCTCTGAACTGCCGCGCAAATTCGGCCGCCGCGCCCGCAGCATTGTCCAGCAGCCGGTTTACAAGGAGGTATTCGAGCAGGAGCTGCGCGCCGATACCACGGCGGCTGATGAGTGGGCCTTGACCAACAACAGTGAATGGATGGCAGCTGGCATCCTCACCGGCATCACCGGCAACCGCGTTGACGGGGTGATATGGGACGACCTTATCAAGGGTAGGGATCAGGCTGACTCTGAGCAAATACGCCAGAAGACCTGGGAGGCGTATTTTGATGACCTGCTCACCCGCAAAAAGCCCAGCAGCTGGGAGGTTGGCATCACCACCCGGTGGCATGAGGATGATCCGGCAGGCCGTATCTTGCCAGACCAGTACAACGGTGAAAGCGGCTGGATCAAATGCAAGGACGGCAATGATTGGTATGTGGTTTGCCTGCCCGCAGAAGCTGAGCGTGAGGATGATATTCTGGGGCGGCGCATAGGTGAGATCCTCTGGCCTGAATGGTTCACCCCGGCTTACTTTTCCAGCTTTAAGCGCAATGCTCGCACGTGGAATGCGCTGTTCCAGCAACGCCCCGCACCTGAAACCGGTGACTTCTTCAAGTCTGAATGGCTGAAGCCGTATTTTGAGGATCAGATCCCTGACCGTGAAACGCTGACCATTTATGGGGCCAGTGACTATGCGGTGACTGACAAGGAGGGTGATTACACGGTTCACATGGTAGTGGGGGCTGACCCTGAGGATCGCCTGTACTTGCTGGACCTTTGGCGCGGGCGCACTTCGCCTGATGTTTGGGTGGAGAAGCTATGTGACCTTATTGAGCAATGGCGACCAATGGGCTGGGTTGAGGAATCAGGCCAAATTCACAGCGGCATTGGCCCATATATCCATAAGCGTCTTATGGAACGCCATCTTTATGTGGCCCGTACCGATTTTCCTCCCCGTGCCGTTAAGCAGGTACGCGCTCAGCCTATTAGAGGCTACATGGCCATGGTGGGCCTGCACGTCCCGGTGTTCAAACCCTGGTACCCGATCTTCAAAGCGGAATTGATGGTCTTCCCCGCAGGCCGCCATGACGATCAGGTTGATGCCCTGAGTCTGTTGGGGCAGGTGCTGGACCGTATGATCAGGGGCAAGGCCAAGAGTGCACCGCCGGAACCACTTAAAGTGATTTCAACCGACCCTGCGCAATGCAACGTTACATTGACTGAGCTATTCGAAGCCAATGATAACAGCAGCAAAGCCCCTAGGTTGAGGATTTACTGATGCCTGATTGGAAGCAGATTAACAATATGGAGGCTATGGTAAAGGCCTTGTTGGGAAAGGACCCAACTTTCACTATGCCTGTGCCTGACATCCCAGCCTATGGCAATATGCCTAGCGGTTTAAGTGGCAGTGTCACTAAGTTCCCCTTTGGCGGCCCGCGCTTCCAGGGTGCGTATGCAATACCGGGCGGTGGTCTTTCCGTAGGTGGTCATTATCAACCTAACCCATGGGGTGCTGATTGGGGTGTAAAGGCAACATACGGGCAAGAATTCTAATGTCGCGTGATGATCAACCATTCAAAACCTTTGCCTATAATACGGATCAATTTATTGATCCTCATACCGGGGAAACCATACATGATGACGGCAGTAACACATACACGCAACCGGATACCGGCATTGTATACACCAAAAATCGACTTGGGGAAGGGTCTTGCCCGTTTAACCAATCTTACAGGATTGAGTTAGTTCCAATTGTCGTTCCTCCTCCGCACAACCTCTTTCGTTATGTAACTGAGGGGGGCATACCTTATGTGACAGAAGATGGAAGCCGGAATTATGTTCAGGAAATCCCTTAAATGGCTGATCGTAAATTATCGGAGATAGCCGCTGGGGGGTCACCACCCGCAACCAGTGACGCGCTTGTTGGGGTCACTTCAGGTGCAGTAGATCAGCGTTGGACGCTTGCACAGGTTACAACTACTGTCGCTGCCGGGATAGTTGTTCCAATTGCAAGTGATACTGGGATTGTGGCATTTCCGACCCCAAGTGCGGCGCAACAGGGCACCATAGCCAACGATATCAATTACGTTAGAGTAGCTGGTTATGCGGCCCCTGACGATGGCGGTGATGGCGTCTATAAGCGCGTGAATAGTTTGCAATCTCCCTATGTTGGGAGTGGGACTACGACGCCGGTCATCCCGCCTAGTTTTGCCTCGGGTGGTGTGCCAATTCTTGTTTTTGCCACTACAGTTGCCAATCAGGGAGTAAGCGCGCCAAGCTTTGGTACTTCTGTTCAACCAATCTCTGCTGGCAGTCTTACCTTCATCATTGCGTTTGATCAAGGACATACCCCGACAACCGCCACTGACAGTGCTGGGAACACTTACACTGCGGCCTCAGGCAGCATCTATAACACTGCCTTTGGTATAGGCGGGCTGTACTACTGTCTTAATCCTGTATTTGCGCCTATTGGCACTACGTTTAATGTTGGTGGGCGCGATGGCTTCGTAGCGATTTACGTTTACACCGTCCCCGGCTTCACTGGTGCCACGTTGGATGTTGCATTCAATTACGCGGTCTCTCCTGTTTTTGTTCCCTCACCATCGTTGGCAACCGGGGCACTGGCAACGCAGCCTGAATTGGTCATTGGTTGCTTCTCGGGGCAAGTTAACCCTGTTGCCGCTGGCAGTCCTGGCAATCTTGCCTATACACTAACCGCTGGCTGGGTTGACCTATCACCGCCTATAGATTCAAGAAACGCCATCGCCGCAACGGTTGCAACCAGTACAAGTGGTGTGACATTCAACCCAACATGGGGTGCCGGGTCACGGCCATCGAATGGCTTTGTAGTCTCATTTAAGACATTTCCCAAGCCATCATTGGATGCCTCTTTTTGGCAGCTGATGCCGACCTACCCGGTCCACTTGGCTCAATTCGGCGTACTGCCGGTTACGGCTGACAACAGTATTCCGTTTCAAGCCTTCAGCAATTATCTAGCAACGATTGCCAAGCCTTCTAGTGATTTTGGCAAGACCAACGGTAGTGTATCAATTACCATTGCAAGCCCCGCTGTTGTTACTCTTACAAGCCCGACGTTCATGCAGCCATTCCTGCGGAATGGCTCAATAATCAGTTTTCAGACCACCGGATCGCTGCCAACTGGAATCACCGCTAGTCCTGACCCATACAACCCAGTGCAGCTTTATTATGTTCAGTATGGCACCGTGCAGTCGATACAGCCGATAAATCCTGGTGCCAACATTAAGTTTCAGATCACCACGCAACCATTGTTTAATGGTACTGGGGTAAGTGTGCCAATCATCGCATCGGTAATAACTAGCGGCTCACAATCCGGTACGCACTCAATTACGGTCTACGGTGAGAGCTGGTCAGATGTTGTCTGGGATCCAGGGGTATATACCGCCGGTAACAATATGGCTCCTGGCATCAATTGCGGGCTGAGCAGGACAAGGTTGCTTGCAGATGGTGCACGCATCAACACAAACATAAATTTCTATGGTGGGGCAGACCGCGATCAGAACGCAAATACAAGCGGAAGCCTATGGTGCTATCACACGCAGTTTCAAACAACTGATCCCAGCGTCACCGCGCATTTCCAGAATTTCGTTACCTTAATCACGCCTGCACAGGCGTCCAATTTCTATGTGAACAGTTGGGTGGCGCTCATGGCCATCGATATGCAGCTGGATGCTGGGGCCAACTGGAACGCATTCACGTTTGAGTTCCTCAAGGTGCAATCAGTTGACGCTGGTACTGGCATCATTACCTTCTATGAACCAATGCAATATAACTATCGGTCCACATACCCCAAGTTTACTCCACCGGCTGGCTGGGTTGGATCCGTGGACGGGCCGGGAACAATAGTTCAGCTTAACGACGGATTTGACCAAGAGATTGAGGTACACGGCCTTAATATCTATGGCGTGACCGAGGGCACCATAGGTGGCGTCAACATCATCAGGCTGATTGATTGTGAGATTTTCGGCTGGGCGTTCGACAGCGGTCCTTCCCCGGCCATTGTAAATAAGTTCACCATGGAAAGGTGCAGGTTCCACAACTGCGTGCCGGAAGTGGATAAGATGATCGATACGTTGGAGTATATCGACTGTCAGTTCGATGCCACCTCGTATGTGCGCATCCAATCTGCCTCAGTCAATAAAATAATCATTGATCGTTGCCAAATGATGAATGGCATGCAAGGTGCAGGCAAGGATTTAACCATCCGTGATAGTCAGTTTTCTGGCGTGTGCTCATTCGGCCCTGTGTATGGTGTTACGAACCGCATAACCCTCATCAACTCAAACATTCAACAGATAAGCGACTCAATGGAGGAAGGAACAGTTGTCCCAGTGGCCGCACCCGTTACCTTCACGAATGGCACGCTAAGCGTGGCTTCGGGCCAAACGACAGCTTACGGTACATGGGTTCAGCCCGGTTCTGGCTCGGCCGTTTGCCCGCTGCCGTGGGCGGTGCCAGGCGGCAAGATCGTGATCTGCGCCACGCCCACTATTTTGTCTAACACTGGAGGGCTGGACGTTCGTGGTACCATTGGAATGATGAAAGCGTTCACCGTTCTTGATCTCTATATGAGCGGCGGTGGTGCTTTCAGCGTGGATACCGATCTCACCGCGATACCGGACACATCGATAACCGTCACGGGTTCTGTATCAAATGGCTCGGGTGGCGCGGGCAACATACTCAACGTCACGGCGATGACCCCTGCTGATGCGTATCTGTTATCTGGCATGAACCTTTCCGGTGGTGGCCTTCCTGGCGGCACGATTGTCGTGAGCAACAGTCCTGGGATACCTGGTACTGCGCTGCACACCTATACGCTCAACAATTCCGCCAACATCGCCCCAGGTACGGACTTCACTGCAACGATATCGATGCATTATCAGGCCCACACCTGCCCCAGGTTCACGGTGATCAATTGCACTGGCGGGCGTTCTGTCACGGACATGGCTGGTGCCCCGCCAGACATTCCGATGTTCAGCTATTTCAAGCGCGCGTTTGCGGGCCTGTTCTTAAACAATGTCGTAGGTGAGGCCCGCGTATTCCTTGCGGGCAATCTCACGTCTTGGGTCATCAATGTCATGCGGGCATACACGGGGGCGGCAGCGTCCTACACCTGCACCTTCTACGTTTTCGGTTATAAAACCAGCGCAGGTAAGACGTACCCCACATACCTGACAGAGGTTATTGATTTGAAGACTGTTGGCATACGCACGATCACGGCAGCCGGAACAACTGGCTCCGCTGGGGCGGACTCAATCCAAGCAATACCCTATTGGCTTTCCGGTGGTCATTTCCTGACCATCGGGCCAGCACTTGGTGGAGGTGATACACTGGCAAACATGCCGTTTTTCACAATGACAGGACAGACCGATCAGGGTATCTATCCATCAATGACCGTAACAACCTCAACATTCGGCAATGACGAATTCTCCGACACTACAACCGGGACTTTTGTGAATTAAATGATTGAGATCGACGAACTTGCAGGACCGGATTCAACGGAAGGTCACCGTCTGGCTAAGTACTGGCGTGAGCTATTGGATCAAACCAGTGATGACCGTGAGCATAAGCGGTGGATCAAACGTGGTGAGAGCATCGAAAAGCGCTACCGTGATGAGCGTAACCGCATTGATGAAGAGGGTCAGCGTCGTTACAACTCATTGTGGTCCAACGTAGAAATCCTTTATCCGGCACTATACGGCAAATGCCCGCTGCCGGTGGCTGAGCGCCGGTTTAGGGACAAAGACCCGGTGGGGCGCGGCGCGGCGCAAATGCTGGAACGCGCGCTGCGCAATGAAATTGAGATCAATGGCTATGACGATTCATTGCGCTACGCCGTGCGCGATTACCTGTTGTCAGGGCGGGGCACGGTTTGGGTGCGCTACCTGCCTGAGATTGAAGAAGGCATCAGCCTGCCGGTTGAAAACAAGGTAGACATTAAGGATTCATCAGGGTGGATCAAAAAACCGCAAAGTGATGATGACCCTGAGCAGACGCACCTGCGTGATAGCGGTGACCGGGTGCTGCGTGAGAGCATCTCCATAGACTACATTCATTGGCAGGATTTCAGGACGTTGCCGGTACGCGCCCGCACGTGGGCTGAGATAATAGCGGTTGCGAAAAAGGTTTATATGACCCGCAGCCAAATGTGCAAACGGTTTGGCAAGGAGATTGGCGGTGCCGTCCCCCTGGAACGTGATGATCGTGGTACGCGCCCACTAGCCAACCAGCCTGGTGGCCAAAGCTCTCATGAAGGCACTGACACTGATAAGGGCATTGTGTGGGAGATTTGGTCACGCGATGACAAGCAGGTTTACTGGGTAGCAGAAAACTATGAGTTTCTGCTGGACCGCAAGGACGATCCACTTCAGCTTGAGTATTTTTATCCTTGCCCGCGTCCCCTGTATGCCAACTTGACAGGAAGCACGCTTACCCCGGTGCCTGACTACCTACAGTATCAGGATCAGGCTATTCAGATTGATGAGTTAACGCAGCGCATTGCCATGCTGACCAAGGCTTGCAAGATAGCCGGAGTCTACAATAGCGCTGCAAAATCCATTCAGCGCCTGTTCAATGAAAGCGTTGAGAATGAGCTAATTCCAGTTGATGATTGGGGCATGTTTGCTGAGGCGGGTGGTGTTGAAGGCAACATTAGTTTCGTGCCAATCAAAGACATTTTCATGGTCTTGCAGGAGCTTATTCAGTGTAAGAAACTGCAGATTGATGAAATGGATCGTATCACCGGTATCAGTGATATTCTGCGTGGTACCACTGATGCCCGTGAGACGCTGGGCGCACAGCGCCTGAAGGTCAATGGCGCGGGTACACGCCTCACCCACCGGCAGAATGAAGTGGCGCGGTTTGCGCGTGATACGGTGCGGCTGATGGCCGACGTAATGGCCAACCACTTTTCGCCTCAATCACTGATTGAAACCTCCGGGGCAATGTATGAGGAGGGTTTAGGGCCGGAGCAGATACCAGATCTAAGCACCCTCAATCAGATGGCCCCCGGGGCAAATGCAGCCCCCCCGATAGCTCCGGGGATGCCAGGGGCGGCCCCGCCGAGGCTACCATCGCCCGCGTCAGGGGCCGCCCCACCTCCTATGGGTGGAGCCCCTCCAGGCCCAATGCCGCCTATGGGTGGTCCTCCCCCGCCTATGGGTGGCCCTCCGGGCATGCAGGGTGCCCCACCCGCCCCAATGGGCCAGAATGTGGTGCCATTCCCATCTCCACAGGGTGGTCCACCCGGCCAATCGCCGCCACAACAGCCCTTGCAGGGCCAAATCCTACCCCCGGTACCGCCATTACCGCCGCAATTGCTTGAGCACTTCAAGGCCATTCAGCGGATAATGGCTGCAATCCAGCTGATTCGTGACGAAAAACAGCGCGGATTTAGGGTAGATATTGAGGTTGACAGCACAATCTTTGGCGATCAGGCCCAGGAGAAGGGTGATCGTACCGAATTTATCATGGCCGTGACCAAATATCTGAGTGAATCCATGATGATGGGCATGCAAATGCCAGAAGTTATCCCACTTTTGGGCAAAATTCTGCAATTTGGCGTGCGTGGCTTCCGTGTAGGCCGTGATCTTGAAGCCGCAATTGAGGATTTCTGCGATCAAGCGCCTAAAGTTGCCCAGCAGAAGGCAGCGGCAATGGCCCAAATGCCCAATCCTGAGACCTACAAGGTCATGGCTGAGCAAATTAAGGCCCAATCGGCCCAACAGCTGGCGCAAATGAACCTGGCGCGCGAACAGGCGAAGACCCAGGCCGATATGCAGGCCACGCAACTTGATGCAGCCAAGACACAGGCCGAATCACAGGCTGAGATTCAGCGTCAGCACCTTGAGAACCAGGGTGAAATGTACAATTCGATGCAAGATACTGAGCAGAAGCAAATTGATCATGAGATGCGCATGATTGAGTTGCAAATTAGGCGCGAAGAGTTGCGAGGTGAAATGATTAAGGCTCAGGCGGCTAGGGAGCAGGCTGAGTTTGATGTCCAAGCTGCCCGTCTTCAGGCTCAGGCTGACGCTGAACAGGCTGAGGCCAAGATCAAGGTCACCAAAATGCAGGCTAGGGCCGATGCCGACCAGGCAAAGGCCGATATTACGCTGGCCAAGCACAAGATCACCGAAGCTAGGGCACGGCCCAAGCCTTCAAAGGCTAAAAAATAATGGCTGATTGGATTACAGACCCGTTACAGCAAGCTATGATGACGCATAAGCCGCCAGCCCGGTACGACTGGAACTTTGGCGATGCGCTGCTTAACGCAGGCCAAGCAATTAAAAACTTACCGGGTCGTTATCTACAAGAGAAAACAGCCCAAACAATGGGCTTGGTTGATTTGATCAAACGGGCGCAGCAGCAATCTATGAAAGCGGCAGAGGGCAACCCCAGCTACAACCCGATGCCAGCTTTGAATCTAGCCTTAGGGGCTAACGCGCCAGTCCCTGGCGGGGCTGGTGCTGGTGGGCCAGCCTTAGGTACGCTCTACCTAAGGCGCAGTCGTGGGGCAAGCCAGAATCCTTCTTTTAGGTCAGGTCATAGTTTTGATGTGATTGATGAACATGGCAATTATCGTACAGATATAGACCTGGAGCATACACCAAAGGATGTTGGTGCTGAGGACCAGCGGTACTATGGATTAAAGCCTGGTCAAATATATGTTAACAGGCTTGGGCAACCGGGTAGAAGAGAAGACTATGGCATGCTGGGTAGGCAGGATGTAAAATCGCTGCTAACCGCGCTTGGCAGTGAGTTCCCTGGAGCTAGCTCCATAGCAGGCTTCAGGGTAGGTGGCATGCGGGCTGGCCCTGCTGGTCGGGGGGCGGCAAAGGGCGAAAAGCGTATGCCACAGGTGTCAGAGGAGCAAAGGGCACAATACTTCAAAGAAAAAGAAGCAGCGCTTGCCAAGGCCCCACCTGGGAAAACCATGGAGGAACTGCTTACCTCACGGTTCAGGGGTGAGCCAATGAGCAGTCGCGATCATAGTCGCCTTAATGACTTTGAGTGGCAAACACCGGATCGTGAGCTTCGTGAAATGCAAGATAGGGTACATGCGCAAAACACGCCCGAACGCGACCCTACGGAAATAGCTTATGACGCCTATTACGGTTATGGGGACCTTACAAGGCATGAGCAGAATTGGTATCGTGGGCTACCCAATAGGGAGAGGATAGCACTGGAAAACCGTGCGCAAGGGTTGGTTGAGCAACGTAACCCACTGCCGGAGCCGCCGCCTGGAATGCGCCCCACCGTTGATTTGATGCACCAGTATCAGTATCACTACGGCGAATTGACAGGGCCTGAACTGGATTACCTGCATGAGTTGACAGGCCCGCAGTGGGATATTGCTAGGAACCGGGCTACTGCACTGGGGCGGGAATGGCGGCCAGATACTACGCACGGCCCTGCCCCACAACCAGCGGCCCCTGCTGAGCTAGACCCAGAAATGACTGAGCTATTCAGGCGTTACTACACGGGGCCAATTGGAGAGGAGCGTAGCAGGGTTAGCCCTCATGAAGAGCTAAGGATTTTTGATACTCTTAGTGACCCAAATGACATATGGAGTAGGTATTACAATGAAGCGCGACG